TATGGCGGCTGGGTCTGCCGCCGCCGCCGCATTTACAAAAACGTCAATAGACTCCGGGATGAGTTTCGACAGCGCAATGTCTCAGGTAGCGGCCACAATGGGAACAACCGTAGACAAAATAGGGAATGTCAAATCCAAGGCTGAGGAAATGGGGCGCACTACTAAGTACACCGCAACGGAAGCTGCGGAAGGCATGAACATTCTTGCCCAAGCTGGTTTGTCGGCTGACGAACAGATTAGCGGTATCGGGACAGTACTTAATCTTGCCTCTGCCGGTGCTATGAGTCTGGAAGAATCGGCTTCATATACTGCCGGAGCTGTAAAAGGCTTTGGCGACTCAATGAGTAATGCATCTTACTATGCCGATTTGATGGCAAAAGGTGCTACTCTTGCCAATACGGATGTAAGAGGACTCGGAGAGGCTTTTTCCGGTTCTGCTGCTACAGCAAAAAACTACGGTCAAGCGGCGGACAATGTCACGCTTTCTTTGCTCCGCTTGGCAGAGCAGAACGTAACAGGCTCTGAAGCGTCCACAGCGTTAAATAGGGCAATGGCAGACTTATATACTCCGACTGATAATGCATCAAAGGCTTTAGACCAGTTGGGGGTATCCGCCTATAAATCAAACGGCGAAGCAAAGGATTTTAACGACCTCGTAGACGAGCTTAATGGCTCCTTACAAGGTATGACGGCGGAGCAAAAAAACAATGCTCTTGCAACAATTTTTACAACGCAAGGCTTACAGGCATTTAACAAAATGACTGCCTCAAGTGATGCGACTGTGCAAAAATTTTGGAAAGGAATACAGGATTCTTCCGGCTCTGCGGCGCAACAGGCGGCTACACAGCTAGACAATCTAAAAGGCGACATAACCTTGCTATCTAGTGCTACAGAGGGCTTAGAACTGGGTTTTTACAATACTTTTTCGGGCACTATCCGTGGCGCTATCAAAGGTGTAACAAGCGAGGTTAGTGGATTAGCTGAGGCGATGGAATCCGGCGGCATAAGTGGCGCCCTTTCTAAGCTGGCGCAAGATGCGATCAACTTTAGTGGTCAGTTGCCGGGGCTGACAAAAATCGGCGGTGACCTCATAAACGGGTTGATTTCGAGCGTTACTCAAAATTCTGGCAGTATTACAACTGCTGTCGGCCAGCTGTTAAATAATCTTGCCTCTACGATTTCCACGGGGCTAAATGTATTTACATCGGTCGGAGTTAATTTGTTAACGACTATCGCTAGCGGCTTGACTCAGGGCATCCCAACTTTTTTGGGGCAGGCGCTTCCGATGTTAACGCAATTCACGGAGTCACTGAGGAGCAATGCAGGAACCTTGATAAATGCGGGCTTGACGCTTCTCCAGAATCTTGCACAAGGGTTAATTAATTCCATACCTGTACTGATTGCATATGTGCCTACAATCATAACGAATTTAGCTGGTATTATTAACGACAATGCACCGAAAATCCTCGCAACGGGAATAACAATCATAACGAATTTAGCAATGGGATTAGTTCGTGCTATTCCGTTATTGATTGCCAATTTGCCGAAAATTATCACAGCCATCGTAAGTGTGTTTACGGCATTCAACTGGCTGTCGCTTGGCAAAAACATTGTTACCGGCATAATCAAAGGAATCAAAAATCTTCCCTCTCTTTTAAAGGCTGCCGCTAAAAGTGCTGTAAACGGATTCAAGGGGGCATTTAAGGGAAATGGTATTTTATCGGCTGTAAAGGGAGCATTTACTAAGATACCATCAGCTGTTAAAAGCATATTTACTAAGGCAGTATCCCTTGTAAAAAGCTTCCCTGGACGATTTAAGAGCGCTTTGAAGTTTAGCTGGTCTCTTCCACACCTAAACCTACCACACCTGAGTGTTTCCGGCGGAAAGGCTCCATTCGGAATCGGCGGCAAAGGCTCTCTGCCATCATTCCACATTAGCTGGTATAAAAAGGCTATGGAAAGTCCATATGTATTTTCTGATGCCACATTGTTTGGAGCAGGAGAATCGGGAGACGAGATGCTGTACGGTCGTAGCAGATTAATGAGCGACATCAAAGAGGCAACACAGGGAACGAAAAACGATGTAACTATTAACGTAACTGTAAACGGTGCAGATAACCCAGAAGAATGGGGAAGAAGAATGGCAAGTGAGCTTAGAAGGCAGGTGAAAATGGCATAATGGCAAAGAAAAGTAAAAAATCTGCTGCTCCCAGTGGTCTGTCTATATCGAGAGACGGTTTGAAATTTACAATATCTTGGAAAATACCGGCGAAAAAATATGAGGATGGACAGTGGCTATGGTATCGTCTACATACAAAAAACGCCGGTGCTTCTAAATGGGATTGGACAAAGTGGAAGAAAATAAATGTAGGAAAATCAGCAACTAAAAAAACGGTAGCACTTAATGCAAAAAATTATTATCCTGTCTCATCAAAATTATTAAACGCGATAGAATTTAAGGTAAAGGGCAAAACAAAAAGTGATAAAAAGCATACCTATACAGCCGCACATTCCACAAAGACATTTACCATTTATGCACCAAATGCCCCTTTCGTTTCTTATTCTCTTGATGCTACTGGCGCAAATAAAGGTACATTTACTTGGAATACCTCATACGAGGCAAATGATGCAAGGCATTTTGCAAGGACGCAGGTACAGACCGCATTAATGACAAACTATAAGGGCGCCATTGCAAACGCTCGCTTTACCAATGCATCCTATACGGGAGCGTCTGGCACATGGGCGATAACAGAGGATGGTTCCCCGACACAAAACAAGACATTTTGCCGTATTGTAAGGGCAAAATCGAGAGGGTGTGCTGGAGATTCCGGTTGGAGTTATGCGTACCATTATTACAGTATCCCAGGGCGTCCAAACATACAGAGTACAGGAAGCAAAGAGATAGGATTCTCTAGCCGCTATGTATGGGCAAACTGGGTGCAGGCATCGCCGCGGGACCGCCCTGTGGATTCCATGGAGTTACAATACGCTATAGACACGCCGGAAAGCGGAGAGAGATATACTGGCACATCATGGAGCACAGGAGTAACTGTTGCGTACCATGATTATACGGTGTCAGCAGATTTCAACACGGACGACGGCATAGCGGAAGACCAGATTATGTGGACAAGGGTGCAAAGTACGCACGATAAAAAATATGCATATTCTGAGCCACGAGTAGCGGCGCGAGGGGCTTTAAAATCCCCGTCATTTGATACGGTATCGGCAACAGGAACAACACTTACTATCAATAGCGTTGAACGCAACACGGAAGTTCCTGACGCTAAAACAGCCGTCTGGATGAAAATAGGCAACGAGGAAAAAGGTATTATTGCAATTACCGACAAAGAGGGGACAATCACAGTTGCGTGTCCGGACGTTTCTGGCGGTACCGAATACCAGATTGCGCTCAAAAATTTTACCGGAACTTCCACACCTCAAAATGGAGCGTCTGGCACCACCTACAAACTTAGCCCCCTCATGCAGTCTGGGTGGATTTATTCGGAAACAAGAAAGATTGCAGTCCCACCGAAAAATATAACTGCAATGGCGGTGGCATCTGATACCGTGGAACTAACATGGGATTGGTCGTGGAAAAATGCGGATGCGGCTACCGTTGCGTGGGCAGACCACGAGGACGCATGGATTAGTACGGAAGCCCCAACTACTTATGACGTGGAGGACAGGGAAACCACGTGGCATATCGGGTCCCTAGAATCGGCAAAAACATATTATTTCCGCGTAAGATTGCGGGATACGTCCGGGGATGAGGAAGTGTTATCTCCTTGGTCTGATACGGTTTCCGTATCTCTGAGTGAGACCCCAACAACTCCTACGCTTGCAACGACAGAAAATTATCTTGCCCTGGACGATACAGTTATTTGCAGTGTTGGCTACACCGGAAACAGCAAAGCTAGCATAAAAATAGCGGAAGCGGTTAACGATGAGCCGGTTAAAGGCAAAGATGGAAACGTCGTTGTTTTAATGATGTCTTCCGGCATGGAGACATTATCGGAAACTATTGAAAACATTAATAAAATCTATACTGCAAGTGGTCTTTTGAGCAATCTGTGGAATGTAGGAGAAATCCATTATTTAAAAGCAATGGTTACAGCACAGGGAGGCAAGGAAGGTGCATGGTCAGATTCTGTGGCTGTTGAAATTGTTGCAAAACCTGCAATAGACAGCGTTACAACAAATCTTGTTTCGGAAGCAACAGCATATAATTCTGACGATGTTACCACGGAAACGACCGACCAGACAGTGCCGGAATCATCGGAAGGCACAACAAATTATTTGGAGCAGCTACCATTAACGATAGCCCCGTCCTTCGGGGATTCTGCTGGCACAGCAAAAGTAACGATTGTCAGGGACGAGGATTATTATATTCTGCGCCCGGACGGATTAAAGGAACAGCATTTTGCCGGCGAAATTATTGCCAGTTTTACCGGTAGCGAAACAGATAACTACAGTATTGCCTTGGGCGACCTGATCGGGCAGATGGATGACGGTGCAAGGTACAGCATACAGATTGCATTTACAGATATTTATGACCATGTGGCAGAAAAAAAGATACCGTTTGTTGTACGGTGGAAACACCAGCCGGAAGTGCCAACGGCCACTGTAAATACGATTGCAGACAACAAAACAGCGAGTATTGTTGTTGCTAAACCAACCACATATGCTGATGGGGATACATTCGACTTGTATCGGATGAGTGTAGACAGAGCAGAATTGATTCTGGAAAATGGGGTTTATGGACAGAAATATGTTGACCCATACCCAGCGTTAAATGAGTACGGCGGCATACTGGTTGTAAATAAAACTGCCAACGGTGACTATATAACGTCAGATAGTTCGTTTGCGTGGTTATATAGCGATTTTTCCATCGAATATAAAAAGGCAATCATTGATTTTGACGGTGAATCTATCGAAATCCAGTATAACCTTGATTTAGATAACTCATGGGATAAAGATTTCGAGAGGACAGTTTATCTTGGCGGCTCCGTACAAGGTGACTGGAATCCTGCAGTCACTCGTGATTTAAAAATTGATGCAGTAAGTATCTCACTAACAGAACCAATGATGATTGAGCAAATGAGGCGGCTCGCAACGTATCCCGGAATATGTCACGTTAGGACACCGGACGGCTCGTCATTTTCCTGCGATATACAGGTGTCGGAGAAAAAAGACCACGATAACAAAATGCGGACAGATTTCTCATTAACGATTAAAAAAGTGGATTCGGAAGAACTGGATGCCGTGACGGAAGAGCAGTGGAGCGCAGAGCATCCTAACGAGGTGATGTGATGGATTGGAGCAAAGGATTTTCAGCAAGATATATTTTGACGACAGTTGACCCCAAGACGTGGACGGACCAGAAAGAATTTGAATTTACTGAAGGCAGTATTGACCGGGACAGTACGTCAGATTTAAGGGAATCTGCTTCTGTCACAATGACAGAAAAGATAACAGATAGTGAGTGCTGGGTCCGTATTTACCTGCAAGCCAAACAGGGAGGGGCAGGAGCAAAAGTAGCACTGTTTACTGGCCTGACCGCCTTCCCGGAAAGAAAGCTTGATGGTGTTAGGGAAAACCACAACATTGACTGCTATTCCGTTCTCAAGCCGGCAGATGATGTGATCCTGCCGCGTGGTTATTATGCACCAGCCGGTAGCGGAGCAAAACAGATTAAAAATCTGCTCAATGATTGTATCCCTGCCCCTGTGTTTGTCGATGGAACATCGCCGATAACTACAGATAACATCGTTGCGGAAGATGGGGAAACAAGGCTCACAATGGCACTGCATATATTAGATGCCATTGGCTGGCGGATGCGAATACACGGTGATGGTAGTATTGTTATCTGTGCAAATGCAAATGCTAGCAATCTTACAGTGGGAATAAATAAGAACGACATAATGGAATGTGATGTTACAGATACTTTCAACTGGTATGATACTCCAAACTGTTTTATGGCGATACACGATGATTACGGAGCGGCTATTGCAAGGGATGATAGTCCAGATAGCTTTTTATCAACGGTAAATCGTGGTAGGGAAGTGTGGAAATCGGAAACAGGCGTTGAATTATCCTCCGGGGAAAGCATAGCGGCTTATGCTGTTAGAAAACTAAAAGAATTGCAGAATCCTGCCAGAACGATACAGTACAGCCGGCGATTTTTCGAGGACGTTCTTTTAGGCGATGTGGTCTTTTTAAATTATCCGCGGCATAACCTTACTGGGAAATTTAGGATAACATCACAAACACTATCTCTGGAACACGGTTGCCGCACAAAGGAAGAGGTGGAAAGCATTGAATGATTTTGTAAAAGAGATTGCCTCGACAATGAAGCAAAGCAAAACAAAGGCATATGATACAGTCGCAAAAGTCCTTCGGGTTGACGAAAAAACAGCATATGTCCACATTGACGGTGGAGCAGATGAAACCCCCGCACAGATGGCAATTAATTGTAAGACAGGTGACACAGTAAAAATCCGTGTCAGCGGCGGAAAAGCATGGTTAACAGGAAACATTACAGCACCACCTACAGATGACTCTGTTGCAATTAAAGCGAATAAGACAGCTACTAAGGTAAAGAAATCCTACGAGAACTTTAAAGATATTACTGAGGAAAACTTTAGCAGTCAGGAAGACAAGATAGCAGAGGCTGCTAAAGTTGCAACTAACTTCATGAAATATATCGAAGGACTTGGATTAGTTGTCGGTGATATGCGAGAAAATACGCTTGGACAGAACGCGTTACTTGACGCAAATGGAATGTGTGTGCGCAACAATAACAGCGAAATTGTACGATTTGGAATTACAGATATTAAAGTAGTGAATGAAGACGGAGACCCTGTTTATAGTGGCGCTGGCTCGGTCGTAAAGTCACAAAACAACATTGTTGTATCAACACAGCAAACAAAAGATGCAAATGATACTAATGTCGGTGGTAAAGCTGCGCTTGAATTATATTATGATAGTGCAAAAGATAATATGAGTCTCTCGTTATCTGTAAAAAGTGGAACATCCTATACTGATTTGTACGAAAGCATTGGAAATGGGATATATGCTGATAACTCTAATACAAAGATTGTGTCTTCAGACGTAATAAAGTTGGATGCAGCGAGAATATATTTATCTACCTCTTTAGGGGTTTGGAGACCCTATTTTTGTGCTGGCGATTCGATCAGTGCAACTTTTGGTACTGCTGGATATATTACGAATTCCGGCAAGGATGTCATTTTTATAATTCCATTATCAAAACCAATGGTTGGGAACCCAACGATAACAGTAACAAGTGTGGAAGGACTTATGGTCCGACAAAATAATAAGTATTTGTACGGTGGCTCGTCAACAAAATATGTCAAACCTAGCAAATATGCCATACACTCAACGCTTAGTGGAGGCTGCATCCATGTATTTGCAACAATGCAAAACTCTACAGATGTTACAAACAATAGTCCTTGCGGCATCTATGCTAATATTAAGATAATGTTCTCATAGGAGGAATAAAATTGGCTTTAAAAAAAGAAATCCGCCAAAGTGATGGCGTAGTTACTAATTATCACAGAATCTTATATATTCAGTCTACAATCAACAGTCATGATTCAATAGCTGTAGTGTCTTATGTAGATGAGGTTGGTAGAGCTATGGAAAACAACGGTGACAGACCGTATAGAGCCGCTGTTACATACGAGAAAGAATATGAAGAGAATATGACTATTGAAGATGCTTATAAGTATCTCAAAACACTTTCGGAGTACGAAGATGCAGAGAATATCTGATACAATTTATGCATAAGGAGGCGAAAGCATGATAGCTAGTGGGACAATAATTATTGACGGGCAGACATACCGCAAAGGAGATGTTATACACGATTTAGGCGGTTGGGATTGCATAGATACGGACGGAAGCAAGCGATATTACTGGGGGAAGTCTTCTGAAGTAGATAAATTGCCTCATTATGTTGCAAGTGGTTCAACGGCGTTATGTGTAGACACAGGGGAATTATATGGCTTTTATGCCCCTAATAGCAAGTGGTTTTTACTTTAGGGAGGTGTAGAGCATGAGAAAAAGCGGCTTAACGGGAGATGAGGCATATATACTCTCAAAACATGGGGAAACAACAGAAGACCTTGGCCCGTTAAAAAAAGAAATTGGTAAGATAAAGGAAGATTTATCTAACAAAATAGAACACGTTGACGGATATAAAGAATATGATATTGGTGCTCCGAGTGTCGGAACGTACTGGAACAAAAGTGCTAAAAAACAGCTTGAATCCGAAACATATCAATCGTTTAATCCAATATCATTAAAGGCTGGAACATATCATTATGAAAATATGAGTGGTTCTTTTACTTTTTATGAAGATACTGACGGAAATTGGATACCGATTGGTAAATATACAGCGTCAGGTAATGGTGATGTAGAAATACCGAATGATACTACAATGTATATTACCGAAATGCAGAAATCTGGTGTATTCGCTGGTGCCAAATTATCTTCCGGTGACATTACACAGAAAGAATCTAACTGGTTCAAAAATCCAAAATATGACATTGACAATATCAATAACACTTTGGAAAGTTTAAGTGATTCTGTAAATGATATAAAAAGTATAGATGGTTCTGCAATAAAAGAATATTGCATATATGTCTCAACCACAGGCTCAGATACCAGTGGTGATGGTTCGGAAGAAAAACCATTTGCTACTATTTACCATGCAAATGAAACGATTACCGATAATTCTTACACAAAAAGATACAGAATTATCGTATTACCGGGAACATACACAGATTTACAAGACAAATACACAGGTATAACACCTACTGGCAAGTATCAAGGTGTTATAACAAAACCTTGGGTTACTTATGAGTCAAAGAGCGGAAACCCTAAAGATACTATTATTGAATGGGATGGTTCAACAGGATTGGAGAATCCTACAAGAGATGACGTTGTAGAGAAATGTGCTTTTCATATTGTTTCATTACCAAGGACATTTACAGCCATTAAAGGATTTACAATAAAAAGTAAAAACACAAGATATGCTATGCATTGTGAGAGTAGTAGTAGGGGAATACAAGGTGAGTGGCTTATTGAGAATTGTATATTCGATTGGGGCGGATGTCCTGATATAAGTGATGATACAGGAAGATTTCCTGCAATAGGAATTGGTATGAGTCCTTGCGAAAAAGGTACGATTAAATTTTGCAAAATCGTTACGACTACTGTTGAAACAATGCTTGTACATGACGGAAAAAACAATAACGGAAATAGTGCTGTTATTTTAGGTGCAGAACTGAATTTTATAAAATGTGATTTGGGGACCGGAAAATTGCAATTTCAGAGCATTTATCCTAAGTCTGGTGAAATTAACGCAAAAACAAATAATATTTGTAACTTGGTAAGTTGCACACAAATAAACAGCCTTTATAGTTATATTTCATCACTTAATTCAGATGGTGAAATGGTATGGAGAGTTTATGAAAAGGACTGTGACTTTGCAAGTTATGGTAATATGAGCGACTATGTTTATAAAATCGGAACTGCAAATAATGTATCTAACTAAGCTAAAGAGGGCTTTAGTTAATTTATAAAAACAAAAGAAAAATAATTTTTAAGGAGGAATGGAGATGGTAGATATTATGTTACCCTTAATAACTTGTATTTTTGTAGTTTTTGACTTAGCCAGCGGCGGGGTAGCCGCCTGTGCTAATCACGAGTGGAAATCCTCGGAAATGAGGAAAGGATTGTATCATAAATTTGGCTCTATTATGCTCGTGGTGCTTGCGTATCTTATCGACTATGCACAGAGATATGTAGACTTAGGCTTTCAGGTGCCTATTGCCGCAGGCGTGTGTGTTTACATCATTTTGATGGAACTTGGCTCTATTGTGGAAAATATCGGTAAAATTAACCCAGATTTATTGCCGGACAAGGTTAAAGCGATTTTAGGACTGGACAAAACGAAATAAATTTACGTAATTTTTGCGTGTTGAGGTGATACAGTGAACAGAAGTTTGATTAAAAAACTCTGGAAATTAGGCGATAAACAATTTGTTGATTACGCCTTGTCGTGTGCCCGTTTAACTTTGCGGGAACGCGAAACTGTACAGTACTTGCTTTTTGACGGATTAACGCAGGAGCAAGCCGCCGAGAAAATGGATATAAGCACGAGAGGATTACAGGGGCTGTGGAGTTGCGCCGTAGAAAAGATTTTGTTAGTTCCCGGCACAATCCCATACATAAACAGCCTTTAAGAAACTAGGGATAAATAAAAATCATGCGAGAAATAAGCGCGTTGCCTTCGTGGTGGCGCGCTTATTTTTTTGCGATAATAAAACTATAAGGAGGGCGGAGAGATGTATCAATATTGGAATCCAAATCCTGCGGCGGCAAAAGTTGGGGACTGTACTGTGCGTGCTATCTCAAAGGCTATAGGTCAAACGTGGGAAGAAACGTATATGCAACTTGCCTTGTACGGCTTGATGCTATCAGATATGCCCTCGGCTAACGCAGTGTGGGGCGCATACCTCAAAGATAAAGGGTTTAATCGCTACATAATCCCCGATGAATACATGACTTGCACTGTATCAGAATTTGCAAACAACCACCCGGAAGGGGTCTATATACTAGCTCTATCAGGACACGTTATAGCAGTAATTGATGGTAATTACTACGACACGTGGGACAGTGGAGCAATGACACCTATCTACTATTGGAGGGAAGGAGGAAAATAAATGTTCGGTTATCCACAATATCCACAACAGTATCCACAGTACCCGCAATACCCACAACCGGATTATCTTGACCAACTAAATCGACTAAAACAACAGCAGACACCACCCCAACAAATGCAACAACAATCCAATCCGGATGAACGCATTTGGGTACAAGGGCAGGGCGCGGCGGAGGCATATTTAGTGGCACCAAATTCTTTTGTCCGCCTGTGGGACAGCCAGGCACCAATTTTTTACGAAAAAAGAGCAGACCAGACGGGCAGACCGTTTTTAGAAGTGTTTGAATACAAGCGCAAAGGCACAGATTCGCCCACAGCGGAGCTTTCGCAATCTAGTCAACCAATCAACTACGAAGAACGATTAAACGCCTTAGAAAGGCAAATGGAGACGTTAAGAAGGAGGGTATTGAATGAATCTCAATCCAATGCAGATGATACAGCAGTTTCAACAGTTCAGACAGCAGTTTCAAGGGGACCCGAAGCAGGAAGTACAGAATCTGCTAAATAGCGGGCAAATGAGCCAGCAACAGTATAACCAGTTACAGGGCATGGCAACACAGTTTCAAAACCTTTTAAAAGGTTTTAAATAAATAAAAAGGAGTGATTTCATGGGATTAACAACAGACGGAATGAGCCCGGCAGATTTGGCGGCAGTCACAGGCAACAATAACGGCGGATTTGGCGAGGGTAACGGTGCTTGGTGGATTATCATTCTTTTCCTCTTTATTTTCTGTGGATGGGGAAACGGAAATGGATGGAATAATGGTGGCGGAGGAGTGGCAGATAACTATGTATTAGCTTCTGATTTCGCAACCTTACAGCGCCAGATTGATAGCGGCATTTCCTCCCTTGAGCGCAAGAGCGATACCATCAATAGCGGTATTTGTGACGGATTTTATGCGATGAATACCTCTCTGCTCAACGGATTCGCGGGAACAAATAGCACGATTCAGCAGAACGGCTATGATACACGAAATGCAATCCAGCAGGGGCAGATTGCAGATATGCAGAGTTTCAACGCTTTGCAGGCACAGTTAGCACAGTGCTGTTGTGATAACAAACAGGCCATCGCAGGCGTTAACTACAATATGGCGATGAATGCCAATGCAATCCAGCAGGAAGTTACAAATGGCTTCTGCCAGACAAACTTTAACAACGCAAACAACACAAGAGACATCATTGACAACCAGAACAACAATGCTAGAGCTATCCTCGATGCCCTCACGGCGCAGAGAATCGAAGCTAAGGACGCTAAGATTGCCGAGCAGAATCAGCAGTTATTTGCGGCGCAGTTAGCGGCCTCTCAGGCATCACAGAACGAAACCTTAAAGGCGTATATGCAGGGACAGTTTACTTACTACAATCCTAGACCGGTCCCAGCTTTCCCGGTTTCCGCACCATATCAGTACGGTAATTGCGGATGCAATGCCGGTTGCGGATGCTAAAATTTTATAATTAGCAGCTTCCTGCACGACAGGATTGTTCGGTTTGTACCGATGATGCTTATAGCGGCGGGGCAATCGTTCCGCCGTTTATTATTAAAAAAGGAGTGATAACGTGGCAGAATTTACTAATAGCAATATCGTAACCGTGGCAGCGGGGCAGAATTTACCGCTCACAGAGACAGCCGTAAAGTGCGGTAGCTGTATCGCACACCGGGAAGGGGCAGGAATTGTAACCCTTAGAGGCCTTACAAACCAGTGCAGGGCACGCTATAAGGTCAGCTTTGGAGCTAATATCGCCATACCTGACGGTGGAACTGTGGCACCTATTTCTATTGCCCTAGCAATCGCCGGAGAACCATTAAATAGTGCGACAGCAATCGTAACACCTGCGGCGGCAGGCGAATATTTTAATGTATTTACAGCGGCGTTTATTGACGTTCCACGCGGATGTTGTATAACAATCGCAGTCGAAAATACATCTGCGCAGGCAATTAGTATAGCCAATAGCAATTTAATCGCCGAGAGAGTAGCGTAAAGGAGGGCGAAAAATGGAATCATTACACAAATTAAAAAAGATGATGTGTAGAGAACTGGACGAGATTTCAAACAAAGGCGATATGAGCGCCGGGGATTTAGAAGCAGTCCACAAACTGACAGACACAATTAAAAACATCGACAAGATTATGTATCTGGAAGGTGGCAGCGAATACAGCCGTGGCGGTGACTGGGACGCGTCAGGAAGATATAGTCGCGGGCGTTATCCTGACATGGATTACGGTGATTATAGTAACGCTCGTAGAGGTCAGCATTATGTGAGGGGCCATTACTCTTACAACGATGCAAAAATGCAGGTAAAAGAGACTATTAAAGACATGATGCATGACGGCAACCTGTCTAGCGCAGATCAGGCGGCGTTAGGCAGAGCGTTAGCAGAATTAGACCGATAGAAGAAAGGAGTGCCGCAATGATTAATATGGACGAAATCAATGCCGAAATTGCGGCATTAGAGGCAGGAAAAACAACCTACGCCACTTGCGAACGGCTTTCGATTTTATACAATGTACGCAACAATTTAATGAGCAATCAACAACCGAACCAACTATCTTCTAACACATCATACTACTCTTACAGTTCCGAGCCAGATTCTGAATTTAAAGAAATCGCCCGAAACGCAGACTTTGAGCATTTATTACACGTACTTGACGAACATATGAAAGCCATAGAAGCAATGTACCCGCGAGAATATCGGTCAGTTTTGCGAAAAATAAAAGAGGGCGCTTGAAACGTCCTCTTTCTTTCTGTATAATGTAACCGTATCTCTTTTATTTTTAATATTTAGTTATACAGTAACTAGCTTTAACCTGGTGGTTACGGCTAGTTACTATATAACAAAAACTAAAAAAATATAATATCCTCCACAAATTCGTTGGGGGATATTTTTATCTCTTTTACAATGCTTTTCCAAAACACCTGCCTGCCTTGTTCGTCTAACTGCATATACATATCTTTCCAACCGTCAGGAAATCTGCTTTGTATTTTTTTCTTAGTTTCTAGTTCTTCCGTTGCGGCGGTCTGGGATAGTTCTTTTAATTCCTTCGATATAGCCTCGTATCTTTCGTCATAGTATTCTTCTGTTATCCTGCCTTTTTCAAACATTTTATTAATTCTTCCCAGCTCACTGGATAATTTTTTCTTTCTCTTTTCCACATCGTTTCCGCTTACCTTCACACGACCTTCTGCCTTTAATACATCTAACTGTATTTTTTCTTCGATGTGATCGAGCATATATGTTTCTAATTTTTTTTCTGATCGCGTGTAGGTCTTGTGCTTTTGTGCGACAGAGTGGGGGCAGTGATATACTTTATACTTTTTTTCTTTTTTGCCTATCGCACACCCGGAAAGCCTGCAACCGCAAAGCGGGCATTTCATCAGGCCGGAGAAAATATAAATACGCCTTTTGCAATCTGTCCAAGTTTTTTGGCTGGATACCTCGTTAATTTTTTGTGCTTGCTCCTCTGTGATATACGGCTCACAGTAGTTTTTTACTCCATACATTTCACCACGATAAGCCGGGCTGGACATAATCTTAACCAACCTTGTTCTGGTTATTACAAAGTCAGGGTATTTACTCAAAATATAGTCGGCAGTTCCTGCTTTTGAGAAGGTTTGAAAGTAATGCTCAAACATATCCTCAATTATTCCGCGCGTCTTTTCATCTTTTACAATTTTTTTCCCTTCTATGCGATAACCCACCGGCACTTTTCCACCGATATATTCCTTGTTGTTCCGTTTGAATTCCATAACGGACCGTATTTTCTCACTGTCTCTGTCTGCCTCTGCCTGCGCTACAGATAACATGATGTTAACTTTAAAAATCCCCTGACTTGTCTCCGTCTCGTAATCCTCCCAGATAGCCCTCCAAGGCACTTTACACGCGTCAAGGACATTTTGTACCTCATAATACCCTGCAACGGCTCTAAACCACCTGTCAAGGCGTGTGAAGAGTATTATATCAATCTCGTGTTTCTTGCAATCCTCAAGTAACTGCAAGAGGGCAGGGCGTTTTGTGTATTTTTTACGTGCAGATATGCCGGCATCGTTGTAAATACCAGCAACCGTATAACCCTGCTCCTCACAATATTTTTCAAGCGCATCTATCTGCGAATCAACGGACAATCCACTGTTCTTCTGCTCTTGCGTGCTTACTCGCACGTATAAAGCGGCTCTTTTCATTTATTTCCTTTCCTGCCTTCGTACCTCCGGGGCGGGTGCTGCTATCTACATACAACTAAGCCTGTCTATTAGCTTTTTTCTGAGTTTTTCGTATTTCTTGGTTATTTCTTCACTGTCTGGAAAGTTAACCAAGCGAAAACAAGCATTTTCAAATTCGTTAACCAATGCTATGTTTTCGTATCTTTTTAATTCCATAGTTTTTTGTGGCAAATCGTCATAAAAAACTTTTAAATCGACACCTAGAGCGCCTGCGATTTTTGATAAGGTCTCTACCTTTGGCTTCTTTTTTCCGACTTCGTACTGGTAAATCATGGCAGCTGAAACACCTAGACATTTAGCAAGTGCCGCCTGTGAGACTCCCTTTTGTAGGCGCACAGTTTTGATTTTTTCTCCTATCATTGACAAAGTTACATCTTCTAATGCTTTTTCTATTGCATTTCGGCACTGTTCTTGGTTAAAATCTTCGACACCTTCATATTCTCGACTTGGTACGGTATCAGCGAAAGTGTAAAAGTATGGCTCGCCGCTTTTTGTGTAATTATATCCAAGATTTAAAGCGGCAGCAAGTTTGGCTACTGTATCTTTCTTCGGATTTAATCTCCCGTATTCATAGCGTTGAATGGTATATGTCGAAAGTCCGCTTTTTTTACCAAGCTCTTCTTGTGTTAACCCCTGCCTTTTTCGCGCTTGTCTTAATCTATCTGAAAAACTCATAATTTTTTCACCTCTCTATATCTCCTCTCTTGATTTAATTATATTGTACGTGATAATGACTATTATGTCAAGAGAAAAATACACGAAAATATATTATTTTTTATATTCCACGATGTCGCACACCTGACAGTCCAATTTCTCGCACAAATACATAATTGTATCTATGTTCACGTTTCTGTCGTGCCGCAACTTATTGACCAGCGCCGGGGAAAGATTAAAACTTTCCTTATCTAATAGGTTGGAACGCTTTAACCCTCTGCGCTCTAGCGTGTCCCATAAATTACTATATGAGATACTACCTTTATATATGTTACTTCTTTTTCTTGCTCGTGTTTCCATTTTGAAACCTCCTTTAATCGTTATAAATATATAGTACATTATTTTGAAATAAATATCAAGAAAAAAATAATATATTTTCGTGTATTTTTCTCTTGACATAATAGTCACTATCGTGTATAATGTGAGTAAATCAAGAGAGGAGATACAAAGAAATGAAAAAATACAATTTATCAAACATTATGAAAAGAGCATGGGAGTTAGTTAAAAAGGCAGGTCTTTGCATCTCCGAAGGATTAAAATTAGCATGGAAGGAGGCAAAGAACATGAAAGAGACAATGGAAGAAAAACTTCTCAGACTTGGTTATAAGGTATGGGAAAAGGGTGATATGAAGCGTATTTACATTAATGATTTCCAGAAATACTTAGAGGTTGAAGAAACCAATACGCCAGCAGCAATGGGACGTGGAAGAATCATTAATGGTATCTGCACAGATGAATATAAAAGCTTTGCACAGCGTCAAGCATTAAAACTTGTTGACTGGGGATTTGGAGCTAAATTGTATTACGACTGTAAAAAAGAAGACTGGTTTTGTAAGAATCCAGGAGGAAGTTTAATTAAAAAAATCCTCTGGACAGTTGCCGACAAAATAGAATCTTTATAATAAATACACGACCGGCGGCGAATTCCGCCGGAGAAAGAAAGACGAGGAGAAATTATCATGTTAGAAATTTTAAGAAAAGAATTAGTAGGAAATATAGTATCATTTTATGAATTAGACGAAATCATGACAAGGCTTGGGTGTCCTTCTGAACTGGACTGGATAAACGATGAGGGCGCGTGGGATGATGTTTTAAAGGATAAAAATATCTTTTATAAAGTTCCTGATTCTGACGACCATTTTGCAATTTCTTTCGAAATTGAAAGCAAGTACAATTCGGAGGAAGAAAGTGCAGATTGCACACTTGTTAATATCGTTAGTATAGAGGTTCAGTAATTAAATACCCGCCGCGGAGGTTACGAAGGCAGGAAGGAAGAAAGCATGAAAAAGTATAACGCATATAAAGCTACGCGAGAGATTAAAGAAAGAGACATTTCAGAGATAGTACAGGGGTGTACATTTTTTTGCGATGGTGTTTCTGAAGAATTAATAAAATCTTGTGATACACTAGAAGAAGCAAAAGAAGTCTTGACGAAATATAAGACAGATATTACAGCTTACGGCGGGTGTTATCTGGTTACGGAATACTGTGTTCTACCAGAAATCTATGACGAAGACGGCGAGATCGTGGAGTCTGGCGACATCGAAGAAATTACAGAAATGAAAATCGATGTCGAGGACGAAGAGTGGAACGTTGTAAAAACATTTGACAATCTAAAAGAGGCGAACAATTTCATACATAGTGACGAAAGAGAATTGACGCTGATTTATTAGGATGAAAGGGGGAAATGGTATGCAAAAATTCAATAAAAGGAGAAAACTAGATAGATTCTTGGCTACCTTGCCTGAAGACATGGTTTTTAAGTCAAACAATGAGTTTAGGATAAAAATGCCAAACGGATACATTGGCATTGGATATTATTACCATGATTATTATGCATTTGGGGGACATCGGTATTCTGAATACAATACCATACAAGAAAATATAGATAAGGTAAAAGAACTCATTGACAAATACGGAGAAAAGAAGTAATCTATAGACATAGAATAGCTACATTTTGGGATGTAAAAGTTAGTTTCATTTTGTACCTTAAAAGCATTAATAGTTCCATTTTGGAAAGGTAAAGCACTTGTTTCGACAGGTGCTTTTTTATTATCTTGAGGAGAAAAGAAAAGAAGGAAGAATTGATTCTTCCTTCTTGTTCGTTGCTCTATTAGTGTACTAATTATTTTAAATTAATAGTTATCTTCTTGTCTGTCCAGAACGAAGCACTATATTCTAAAATCACTTTCTTTGCATCTTTTGGCACTTCATAGTATGCTGTAAAGCTTACGTTCTTTCCTGGAGATAAATTAGTATTAACAAAATCACTGTCTCCTATGTATTGCTGTTCGCAAGCTGAATTATCTGCATAGCAATCACAATCAGATACAGATACATATTTGTCACCTTTTTCTGCAATATTTTCGCAAGTAAAGTCTACAGCTACATATTCACATCCATCTTTTGGAGTAAAGTACTCTCCGGCATCATATCCAAATTCGGCTTTTTTAGCAGTTACTTTTAAACCGTCATTTTCAAAAGATTCGCCAACCTTTACGCTGTCTTTCTCTTTTGTTTCTTCCTTTTTGGCAGTTTCTTTCTTAGCCGCTGTTGTTGCGGTGGTACTCTTTGTCTGAGAATCAGTGGAAGAACTGTCATCGTCACCACCACCCATTGCCATTCCTAAAACAGCCAGAACGATGATAATGATAATCACCCATTTCAGCTTGCCGCCCTGTTTCTTCTGGCAATGAGGACACACTTTAGCTTTTGCGTCAATTTCTTCTTTGCAGTACTTACAAACTTTAGTTTTTTCCTTGCTCATAGTTTCTTCTCCTTTTTTATTATTAATATATTAATAATTTGGATAAAATTATACAGGATATTGAATAAAATATCAAGTAATTTGTTGAAAATAATGTCCAAAATGAATAAATAAGATACGTGCATCATATAATGCAGTAAAGATTTGATAACAGGAGGGGTTGCATGGATTACAGGAAAGAAATTATTAAAATGCTTGATATGGCAGATGAGCGTTGTTTGCGGCTCATCTACGTACACATCAAGGCTTTACTGGGGCTGAAATAATCAGCCCTTTTTGTTTTCCTGCATTAGTTCCACCATCTTTTGAAGAACTTCCCAATCGGATTCATCTAACGCCGAAAGCATCGAAATAAATTTCTTTTTAAAAGAATCTTCCTCGCTTTTCAGTACATCACCGACAAAGTTTTCTATCTGCTCATCTCTTGTTAATTCGATAAACATTTCACCGTTTCCAGTTCGAAGCCAATCTTCATTGACGTTAAATTTAGTACATATGTCCTGTATTGTTCTTTCACTAGGCTGTTTAACCCCTGAACATAATTGTGATACAAAAGCCTGTGATACATTAAGTTTTTCAGCGAAAGCTGTTTTTTTCATCCCAAGACTCTTTATCAGATAATCAATTCTTTCGTTAAGACGATTCATTTTTGACACCTCCTTTCTAATTAGTATAGTACACCATGGTAATTACAAAGTCAATAAAAAATATAACTGAGTTATAAAAAACTATTGACAATTTATCTGAGTTATGATAAAGTATAACTAAGCTAAGAAACACAATACAACCAAACAGGAGGGAAAACAAAATGAAATTCTACGATATTTTAATGGTAATCAACAATAATGCATTGATTAGAACAACAGTAACAATGTTTGGTATGAAGTTCAAAACAGAGCACCGTGCGGATTACTTTTTAGGTTGTGAAACGGATGAGCTTTTAGACAAAAGAGTTGCTGATATGAAAGTGACAGAAAAAAATGTGCTTGAAATTATTTTAGAAAATAAATAGCCGAAACGGTCAGAAATGACCGTCTGCCGGGAATGACCGCCCGGTACTGATGATGGCAGGTCGAGAAAGAGAGGTGCTGAAAATGTCAGAAAAAGAAAAACAGATTCTTGAAGCTATAACAAAGGCTATTCCTAACATGTCTGAATTTAATAAAGGCTACTTGCTTGGCATGGGCGAGGCGATGGCGAGCAATAAAAAACAGGAATGTGAAGAACAGAAAGAAGGCGATTAAATGAACGGTATTACAACATTTGAAAACCTTGAGTTTGGAGCAATTCGAACCAAGATAATTAAAGACGAACCGTACTTCTGCTTGCCAGATGTTTGCGGAGCGTTAGAAATTAAAAATATCAGTCAGTTAAAAACCAGACTGAATAAAGATGGGGTCATTATTAGTGAGGTCATCGACAGTGTAGGAAGAAAACAAAATGCAAACTTTGTGAATGAACTCAACCTTTACAAAGTAATCTTCCAGAGCCGCAAAGAAAGTGCAGAACGCTTTACCGACTGGGTAGCCGGAGAGGTTCTTCCATCTATCAGAAAGACAGGAAGTTACCAGAAGCCTACAACAATAGCGGAGCAGATAGGTTTACTCGCCACAGGCTACGGAGACCACGAAGACCGTATAAAAAATCTTGAGAGCAATATGGTGATTGACTACGGTCAGCAGCAAACACTGCGACAGCACGTCAATAAAGCTGTTTTAAACGCATTAGGCGGCAAGGACACAGAAGCATATGCATACATCAGCAAAGTTGTATTCGCCGAATGTAACAGGGATTTGCAAGACCGATTTAAAGTCAACAGCCGGAACAACATCCCTCGCAAACGATACGAGGAAGCTATTGACTATGTAGACAACTGGGAACCAAAAACAAATACAAAGTTAAAGATTGACGAGTATAACCGTCAACAGAGATTTGAGGTATAGGAGGTAAAAAATGAAGGTTATGTACAATTTACTGACCATCATGTCAGTAGCGTTGGTTATCTGGATCTCGTCCAGTTGGGTTGGTGTGGTAACACATACCGCCGGAAAAGATTATAGCAATTATAATTTTTTCGTGATGTTAGGGGGTGAATAAAAAATGAATGAACCTCCGAGACCAGAGTATGTTGCTAGACTACTCTACACCCTTTTAGGACGACAGCAGGGCGTAGAGTATGACAAAGTGTTCTACATAGATAAAGACGGCGTAGAACACGAGGTAAAAAAGGAAGAACCTTACCACTAGGCTCTTGCCAAATAAAACATAACTAGATTTTACAAAAGACTTGGCAATTTGTCAAGATAGGAGGTAGACATGGCATATATTGTTATTCAAGATTGGATGATATCAGATTTACAGTTAAAGGGGAATGAACTCCTCACATATGCCCTTATCTACGGCTTTTCGCAGGATGGCGAATCAGAATTTAAGGGGTCATTGAAATATATTTCCGAATTTCTTGGCGTGTCAAAAAGCACTGCACAAAGAAACCTTGAAAACCTTGTAAATCGTGGAGTGATTGAAAAGAGAGTTGAAGAGATTAGCGGGGTGAAATTTAACCGTTATATAGCTCATGAAAAAGCTGAACCCCCTATAGTCAAAATGGGTACAGGGTGTAGTCAAAATGGGTACGGGGGTGTAGTCAAAATGGGTACAGGGTGTAGTCAAAATGGGTACGGGGGTGTAGTCAAAATGGGTACCAATAATACTAATATATATAATACTAATAATAATACTAGTAATAATACTAAAGATAAAGGCGCGCCCGCGAGATACTTTGACGATGAGGAACTAAATAATAAGTTTCTGGAATTCCTTTCCATGCGTAAGAAAATTAGAAAACCAGTTCGGACGGATAGAGCTTTAAAAGCATTACTCAAAAAGTTGCATGAATTATCTGGCGGTGATGTTGGACTGATGAAACAGATTATAGACCAGTCATTGGATAAAGAGTGGCTAGGACTTTTCGAACTGAAAACAACTAATGACAACACGAAGAACATTAACGACCGACTGTACGGAGACATGCAGCACTGGGCAGCGCAGAAAGAACAGGAGGGAGGCGGAATGTATGACGATTTCGGAGTTTTCTAAAATCGTAGCCGCACTAAAGACTGTTTACACGTCTCCGGGATTTATTCCCAACGAACAGGCGTTAGACATGTGGTATCGCTTGGTAGGCAAGAACAACGACTACCAGACAATAAGCGTAGCGGCACAGATGTACATGACAACCGGCAAGTTCCCACCTACACCGGCAGATATTTTGGAGTGTGCCAGTAAGCTCAAGGCAGAAAGCAGCTACCTGAGCGAGCAGGAAGCATGGGCAACAGTGGCAAAGGCGTGCAGTAATGGGATTTACGGCTACAGAGAGGAGTTTAACAAACTGCCCCCTACGTTGCAAAAGGCGGTAGGAACGCCACAAACGCTCCATGACTGGGCGGTAGTAGATTCAGCGGACTTTCAGACGGTCATACAGTCAAACTTCCTCAGAAGCTACAGAGCGGCGTTAGAAGCACAAAAGGAGATAGACAAGTACCCACCGAAGCTCCAAGAAATGATAAGAGCGGCGGGAGCGATAGAGCGAAAAGAAACAGTACCAGAGCTACCCACACTGGGAGAAATAGTTGGGCGGTTAGAGCAGGATAATAAAAATTATACCCCGGAACAGTGCGAGGGAGCGTTAGGGGATTGGATAGCAGGAAAGAAAGAGAGGTTAAGTTATGGATACGATGATTAATGCAACCGGATTTCCGGCGAAGGAATACGACAACGAAGTGACAGGGAAAGGAGTAATCCCGGCAGAAGTCACGATCACTGTCAAAGACAAAGAAGTGGCACAGGGACTGCTTGAGTTATTTAGACTGGGCGTTGAAAGAAGCAACGACATGAAAAAGATAGAGGCGTATGCCAGAGGCTACAACACTCTGAGCGAGGCTATTAAAGAGGCATGGGAGACAGGAAATGGAACGAGGATTTGACCCGGCTAGAGAGTACTTAAAGGCACAGCGACTTGAGGCGGAATATGAGTGCAGAACAGCACACAAAGCAATCAAACGAGGTGCGGCAAGTTACAACGAATACGAGAGATATGAGGAGGAATTAGAGCAATGACACTATACGAGATTGACAGTGCGATCATGGATTGCATAGACGAGGAGACAGGAGAAATTATTGACCTCGAAAAACTTGAGGCTCTCAACATCGAGAGAGACAAAAAGGTAGAGGGAATCGCGCTGGCAGTAAAGAATTATGCCGCAGAAGCAAAGGCAATCAAAGAGGAGGAAGAAAAGCTTGCGAAACGCCGTAGAAGTTGTGAGAACGCCGCACAGAGGTGCAAGGACTATCTGTCCCATGCTCTTGACGGCGAAAAGCTCAAGACGGCAAGAGTAAGCGTATTCTACAAGAGCAGCGAGTCTGTGACCATTGACGACTTAGGCAGTCTGGCAGAGGAATACATCAGAATTCCAGAGCCGCAGGCAGACAAGACAGCGATTAAAAACGCGATTAAAGCCGGGGAAACAGTCACAGGGGCACATATTGAGACTTAGAAGAGTGTGATCGTGAGGTAAAAAAGATGGGAGATATTCACAAAAAGTTACAGAAAATTCAGACAGAATTAAAGGTGCCCAAGAGTAAATACAGTGAGTATGGCGGCTATAGCTACAGGAGCTTAGAAGACATCTACGAGGCAGTAAAGCCTTTATTGGACAGGGAAGGCTTAATATTAGTTGTAAGCGACGAAATTATCATGTTGGGCAACCGATTTTATATAAAAGCGACAGCGGTTTTAAAAGACGTAGAAAGCGATGGCAGTTTTTGCGCTACAGCATACGCCAGAGAAGAAGAAAGCAAAAAAAAGATGGATGCAGCACAAGTTACCGGGTCAGCATCGAGCTACGCGAGGAAATACGCCTTGAATAGCTTGTTTCTTCTGGACGATTCCAAAGATGCAGACACAGACGAATACAAACGCAACGAGGTTATTGCAGAGAAAGAAGCAAAACGGCTCTATGATTTGATGCAAAAAAAGGGAATGACGGAAGCTCAAATTAAAGAATGGGCAAGTCAAAGAGGTTTAAAATCACTGTATCAGACGACACGACAACAATATGCCGAAGCCATGAAGGAATTAGGACTGAAATAGCATGGATTTAACTGGAAAAATAAAAAACTTAGCGGTGGATTATTTTAGCAAAAAGATAACAGTTACCCTGGAAATCAACGAGGCGGAGCGGTTTATAAAGGGTGTGGACGAACTGAAAAAGTTGGAAAAGCTGTCCATAGCAATTAAACCGTTTCGCAAGAAAAGAAGCTTGTCGGCAAACGCCTATTTCCACGTCTTGGTCACCAAAATAGCAGAGAAAGTCGGCACAAGCAAGGCAGAAGCCAAAAATTTGATGATAGGCAGATACGGACAGCCGGAGTTGATAAAAGGAGACATAGCAGTTTTAAAAACCAATGTTCCAACCGACATCATGTACAAAAAAGAGGACGTTCACACAGTTGCGATAGGACGGCGACTAGAAAAAGGCAAAGAAGTAGTATTTTACAGGCTAATGCGAGGCTCGCACACCTACGACAGCCGAGAAATGAGCGAACTAATCAAAGGCACCATACAGGAAGCAGAAGACTTAGGAATTGAAACGCTAACACCAAGAGAGCTGGAACAAATACTAGGAAAATGGAAGCCAAGAAAGGAAGAAGAAAAATGAAAAAATTTGAATTAACAACAGAATTTATCACAAATGCGTTTGGAAAAAAATTATTCAGAATTAAAGCGCTAGTTGAATTTGGAAACGTGAAAGCCGGAGAACTTGGAGGATATGTGGAGAAAGAGGGAAATATATCGCAAGGCGGCAATGCATGGGTTTACGACGATGCAAGGGTTTACGGCAATGCATGGGTTTGCGACGATGCAAGGGTTTCCGGCAATGCATGGGTTTACGACGATGCAAGGGTTTACGGCAATGCATGGGTTTGCGACGATGCAAGGGTTTGCGACGATGCAAGGGTTTACGGCAATGCATGGGTTTACGACGATGCAAGGGTTTCCGGCAATGCATGGGTTTGCGACGATGCAAGGGTTTCCGGCAATGCAAGGGTTTGCGACGATGCAAGGGTTTCCGGCAATGCAAGGGTTTCCGGCAATGCAAGGGTTTCCGGCAATGCATGGGTTTCCGGCGATGCAGATTATGCATTAGTACAGGGATTCGGGACAGAATTCCGATGCACAACTTTTTACAGGGTCAAAAATAAAAAAATAATGGTTAATTGTGGGTGCTTCCATGGGGATTTAGAAGAATTTAGAAAACAGGTAAAAGGAACACGAAGCGGGAAAATAGCAAAAGAGTACTTAATGATTGCTGATTTAATGGAATATCATTTTGCAAGCGAGGATTCCAGCAATGAATAGTGTACTACAAACAAAAAAAGAGTGTTTTTTCTGCAAAACAACCCAAAATCTGCACAGGCATCATGTTTTATATGGTAGTAGCAACAGAAAGCAAGCCGAAAAGTATGGTTTTACAGTTTATTTGTGCTTGAGTCACCATACCAACGGCGGTGAGGCAGTACATCGCAATCCCAACGGACCACTAGACAGGTATCTCAAGGAGCTAGCGCAGAAGTACTGGGAAGAGAACAACGGAACGAGGGAAGAATTTATCAAAACATTTGGGAGGAATTACCTGTGAACAAATTTAGAAATAAAAAGATTTTTACGACAGCCGGAAAGTTTGACAGCAAAAGAGAAATGCATCGCTATTTAGAACTGGCGGCAATGCAAGAAGCGGGGGAAATTACAGGATTAGAGCGACAGCCGAGATATATCCTTATAGGCAGTCAAAAGCGAGAAGACGGCACTACAGAACGCCCTGTATCATATACAGCAGATTTCCGCTACACAGACAAAGAAGGTAAGATTATTGTCGAAGACGTAAAATCCCCACGAACAAGAAAAAATCCGGAATATATCATCAAGAGAAAGTTGATGCTTGAGCGATACGGCATCACAATTAAAGAGGTGGAGTAATGAAAAAAACAGGAGACTCAGAAGCAAGAAAAGCGGCGGAAATACTCAATAAGTACTGCAACGAGCATAAATATTGCCGAAATTGCCTTTTTGCGGTAGGAAAGAAAGGCGCGGCTTGCCTGCTAGTAAATAAATTGCCGTTTGACTGGGTGAGATATTAAAGCTGGACACCCTCCGGGGTTAAGGATAGATACACATTACAGTAACACGTTAACGGTTCCATGAGGAGCTATATGCCATTGATTCCTCCGGAATAAATCCGGAGGGGAAAGGAAAGAAAATGAAAGTAGAAGAAATGAAAAACAGTGAAGTGAAAGACTATTTGTTAGAACATTTAGAAATAGGCGTACTGTTTAGTAAATTAACGGAAAAGGCGGATGAATTATCCAAAGCCGCAACGATACGCGCAGAAATTATGGGATTCAACCCAACCCCAGCGGAAGTGTTAAAAGCAGAGGGTGTTTTACGTAAAAATATGGCAGAAGTTATATTGATTTGTGAAATACTAGCCTGCAACACAGACGCGTGGGACGATGTTGAAGACACACAAGAAGAAATAGCGAGAAAATGGGTTGAGTTAATGATGAAGGATAAGGGAGAATAAGTATGACAGGTATATTTAAAAGAACACGCACAAAAGAAATTATAAGCACATGGGAAGAATTTAAAAATTGCTTGAAGATGGGAAAAGCAAAAGAATTCTTCGGTGAGAATGCATCTATGGAAGTCCAGGTGGAAGACTTCGGAGCGGTGACTTTTGATGTCTTAGACTACGACAAAGAAAAACTTGCAGATGCAAATAAAAAGCACAGCGTGACACTTGCGGTTCGGGACCTTATTTTTGGTCCGATGCCATTTAGCGAAAATGGAGGAAATGAATGGGAAACTTCGGACATCAGAAAATATATTAACAGTGAGGAATTTATTAACAGATTTGAGCCGGAATTTCGTGAATTACTCTGCAAAGTATATAAAGATAATGGAACAATAGGGAAAAAAACTGTAGATACGTTCTTTTTGCCGTCTGTCGAAGAAATGGAAGGTGAATATGCATTTTTTGATAACGAAAAGAAAAGAGTGAAAATTACTCCAAAAGGGGAAACGAACTGGTACTGGACGCGTAGTGCGGCCCGAGACAATGCGTGCAGCACCTGGTACGTGGCCCCGTCCGGGAGCATCAGCTCCAGCACCGCGGGCTGGGCGAATTGGTTCTTTCCCGTTTGTGTAATCTCAGTATAATCTTTTAATCGTGCCCCTACGTGTCGGGGCACGGAAAGAAGGGAAAATTGAAGCCGTAGAAAGGGAGTTGAGAAACAGAGGAAACAAAAACAAAAAAACAAAGCTTTTCCCAAGCGACCTGACAGAAAAGAGATTTGCGAGGGAGTGGACGAAAGCGTGCGGAAGAATAAGGGGGAATAGATAAATTGAAACGTGTAAGAAAGGAGTGGTTTTATGGACTCGAAGAGAACTTTACTTGATATATTTCATGTATCCGAATCATATAAGCTTCCAGATGTAATTATGGATGCGTTACTGTCTGATAATGCAGAAAGTATCATAAGGCTAGTGAAGAAAAGCACGCACGATGATATCCGGGATATATTTCAGCAAGAGCAGGGAGACAGAAAAACTTTAAAACAGGATTTCACACCGGATTGCATCTGCACCATGGTCGCAAAAATGATGAAGCCAGGCAGTGTACTGGATATGTGCTCTGGAACGGGAATATTAAGCAAGGCAGCAGCAAAAGAGCATGGCATAAAAATATGCGAACAGGAATTTAGTGAGCGTACGATTCCATTTGCCTTACTAGATGCCTGCATTGATGGATTGGAAGGAAGTATTAGCCGGGCGGATTGTTTACGGGGAAATATAATGCAAACATATCATTTAGAAAAAAATAATGATATAAGTATCCCAAAACAAGTAGAACCGGAAGAAATGGGATGCTTTGATAATGTAATTATGAATCCACCATACTCTATGAAATTCCCAGAAGCGGACGAGATGCCAATCATGGGACATAAAATTCCGAAAAGCAAAGCCGATTACGGATTTATACTGCGCGGTGTACAACATTTAAAAGATGATGGACGACTGATTGCGATACTTCCGCATGGTGTCCTTTTTCGAGGAGCGGCAGAAGGAAAAATTAGAGAATGGCTTGTTAAAGAGCACTGGATTAGTGCTGTAATTGGATTACCGGATAAGTTATTTTTAAATACAGCAATCCCAGTATTTTTACTAATTTTAGAAAAAAATTCCCCAGATATTCTTTTCATTGACGCATCAAGACGATTTGAAAAGAAATCAGCACAAAACGACATGTCGCAGGAGCAGATAAGAGATGTCGCCGATGCTTTTTTTACACGTAAAGATGCAGAAAAATATGCTTACGTAGCATCTTATCAGGAAATAAAATATAATGATTACAATCTAAATATCCCAAGATATGTAGATATGTTTGAACCAGAGCCTCTACCAGACGCGGAAGCGATTCTTAAAGAACTGCAAAAAATTGAAAATGAAGAGAGGAAAACTAGAAAAGAACTGTACGAAATGCTGGGGGAACTGGTAGGTAGCAAGGGGGATATGAACGTTATGAAAGAACATAGAAAATTGCTGAAGCCGCAGAATACAAGAAATACTTTCAGGCAAATGACATTAGAGGATTATGAAAATGCAATGTAAAAAAGTCAATATTTTTGAGATATGCAAAGTAGAACGTGCGGTGGCTGGAAAAATATATACGGCAGGGAGTTGCTATGTAAAATTAAGTGCTGCGGATGAGTATGTAGGCCAATTAAAAAATGACAATACACTGGATACAAGATACGCAGTGTTTGAACCAAACGAAGGAATTTGCGCGGATTACTTGCACATTGCTATCTGCAATAAGTTTCCTGAGTTTTTGCGAAAATACCGGACAACAATTAATTTACAATTTGAAACATTAAAACATTTCGTACTTGACTGGCACGAAAAGGAGGAAGAACAGAGGTATGTTGTAAATGCAGTCAAGGCGGTGGATAATGAAATAGAACTTACCGAAATGCAGATAGAAAAAGAGAAAGAGATGAAGAAATGGTATCTTGCAAAGATGATGGCGCAACAAAACCAGACACCTACATGATCATATCAGAAAAATTCATGCAGGGTGAAATAAGCGAGGACGAATTTGTGGAGCGGTATAACCGATTGATAGAGCAGGAAGCTGAAAAAAACTGGGAGCCGGTCGAACCACATGAGCATATATAAAGGAGTGATGAAACTATATGAAACAGCTTAGCCTTGAAGATATCAATCTTGATATGATTCCGATTAATGTACTGCAAGATGTTGATAAGCGAATAGCTGACTGGAGAGCAGCCGGAGGCAAAGACTCTGATACATACATCCAGAATCAGCTAAGATATTTAAAACGAGTCGAGTTGATGGCAAGCAACGCCGCGGATACACTCACATATTTTTAAATAGGAGGAAATAGCAAGTTTATTTGTAAAGCGAAAAAACGTATAGAAGCATGAAGACAAGAAAGGAAAAAAGAAATGAGTATATTTAAAAGGAGGAAGAAAGATGTTAACTGCTGTATATGATACAAGGCGTTCTACCGACGTAATGGAAATTCAGAAGGATGCTCAATATTTGAAAGAAGAAATGACTGGTTGTATATACAGGCATTTCAAAGGAGAGTTATATATCGTAACGGACGTTGTAGTAAATTCCGAGTCTCTTGAGATAGAAGTAATATACAAAGACTTTACACCTTCCCAACTTACATGGAGTAGAGATTTAAAACAATTTTTTTCGGGAGTCGATACAACAAAGTACCCTGACGCGCTACAAAGAGTAAGGTTTAAAAAAGTTGGAAGAAACGGGGAGATAGAACGATGAGCAATCCTAAACACGACTGGTACGGACACGCAGTAAAGCAGGTGAAAAAATACCCAGACAAACTGATTGCAGAAAATACAGCACAGTCAGCCCTATGGATGTACGCTATTAACAAGGCGATAAAGCAAACAGAGGGCATGGACAACGGATTGGACAGAATGAAAGCTGTACAGCTGGTGTATTTTGAGGATAGATACACGATAGCAGGGGCGGCGGATAAGCTTGGATATGCAGAAATGACTATACGCAGATGGCTTAGTGCTTTCGCCAATTTGGCTGGGAAATACGCAGGATATTAAAGAGAGGGGAATTATTTTCCTCTCTTTTTATGTTTGTCTAACGTGGCTTAAAAGATGTCGTACAATACACTTGTACGGACGAGTACTGGTAACTTTTTGTGAGACATAACTTTCTCTATCTTTTTGTGGTAAAAGTGTAAACTCTCACCCGCGTAAAAGAGAGTACATAAGACGCCTATCCCACGGTGCCTTGTGTCCCATACAGGTTGCGGGTCTACAAGTGTTTAGAGACCAGCCGCTTTATTAGTCTTACCCCGGCGGCTGTTAAGGTGCAATTCCTTATACTTGTACTTAGTTGCATAATGCAACTGGTGCAAATGATTTTTTTCATATTTTCTTTCCTTTCATATAACCCCGTAAACAATCCATTACGGGGTTATGGTTGTATTTAGGAGGTGACCCAAAATGGGATAAGTAAATACCAGGAGTGGCTGACCCAAGAAGGGTTACTAAAAATAGAGGGATGGGCACGAGATGGATGCACAGACAAAGAAATTGCGGCAAACATCGGTATCAATCCAGACACTTTGTACACATGGAAGAAAAAATTCCCAATTTTAGCCGAGTCCTTAAAAAAGGGAAAAGACGTTGTGGACAGACAGGTAGAAAAAAGCCTGCTACAACGGGCGTTAGGGTACAGCTACGAGGAGACGAGCGAAAAGTACGAAGGCGGAGTAATGACGGAGCGAAAAGTAACAGAGAGGCACGTTGCGCCAGATACGACAGCACAAATATTCTGGCTAAAGAACAGAAAACCAGAACAATGGCGTGATAAGCCACAGTCAGAGAGCGCAAGCGACAAAGCACTAGCAAAAGCTATTGAAATCCTTGGGGGTGTCAATAGTGTCATTGACTAGCAAACAGGCAGAATACCTGCAAGGCTGCAACCATCGCTGGAACGTAAAGACCGGGGCGACAGGCTCCGGGAAATCCTTTGTTGACTACGCAATCGTAATCCCTCAACGCCTGACGCATCTAAAAGGACTGGGGCTTGCTGTGATGCTGGGAAACACCAGAGGCACATTACAACGTAACATACTTGACCCCATGCGAGAGATATGGGGCGAGGAGCTAGTTGGCGAGATACGCAGTGACAATACAGTGCAGCTATTTGGCAAAAAGGTATATGCATTAGGTGCTGACAATAAGAAACACGTTGCAAGGATACAGGGAGCAACGATTGAGTATGCTTACGGCGACGAAGTAACAACATGGAATCAAGAAGTTTTCGAGATGTTAAAATCTCGTCTCAGGACATCGCACAGTCATTTTGATGGGACGTGCAACCCGGCGGGACCGAAGCACTGGTTTAAAAGTTTTCTGGATTCGGATGCCGATATATTTCAGCAGGCGTACAACATACATGATGGTTGTTTACCTCCAGCGGTAGTAGACGAGTTAATAAAAGAGTACTCAGGGACACACAGGTATCAACGCTACATACTGGGCAACTGGGCAGTAGCAGAAGGCCTTGTATATGATATGTTTTCGGAGGAAAGGCACGTCTGTAAAGCAAAGACCAGCGGAGAGATAATTGTTAGCAGCGATTTTGGTATGCAAAATGCTACCGTATTCCTCGTCTGGCAAAAAAAGGTGGATACCGGCAACTGGCACTGCATAAAAGAATACTACTATTCTGGCAGAGAGAACAACCGCATGAAGCCAGTCAGTGAGCTAGTAAAAGGACTAGAGGACACACTAAACGGGCAGAAAGATGATTTAGTCATTGTTGACCCATCCGCCGCCGCTCTCATCGTAGAGTTACGCAGTAGAGGACATAAGGTCAAAAAGGCGGATAACACTGTTAACGACGGGATAGCAGACGTTGAGACAATGTTAACACAAGACAAATTATCGTTTGACCCGTCTTGCACACACACGATCGAGGAATTTGGCATCTATGCATGGGACCCAACAGCGGCCGACAAAGGCAGGGATGCAGTTATAAAACAGTCAGACCACGCAATGGACGCTATCAGGTATCTTGTGAAAACATTAAAACTCGTCAAGCGCAGCCGAACAAGACAATACAAATCAATTCTAGGGTGATAACAATGTATCTATCATATCAAGATTTCGTTGCCGCAAAAGACAAAGGGCAATTTATAAATCAGTTTATAAAATTCCACGAGAGCACAGGAGCATACGAAGAGGCGTTAAAAGCGGACAAGTATGATGCACAGGAAAATGAGACTATCTTGCAATTTCAGCGTGTTTATTACACTCTACTAGGCCAGAAAAAGATAGATAATTTTTCGTCTAACGCACAGATATGCTCTAATTTCTTTCACAAATTAAATACACAGCGTTGTTCGTACAGCCTAGGAAATGGCGTGTTTTTTAACGACATGAGCGTTAAGGACAAACTAGGCAAACAGTTCGACAGGAGAATCAAAGAGGCGGCTTACAACGCATTAATCCATGGGCAGTCCTTCTTGTTTTGGAATGTGGACCACGTGCACGAATTTCCCCTTACGCAATTTGCTCCGATGTGGGACGAGGACACAGGAGCGTTGATGGCAGGCATAAGATTCTGGCAACTGGACGAACAAAAACCATTCAAGGTTGTACTGTACGAAATAGATGGCTATACAACCTACAGCGCAGAAAGTAAATTTGGGGAATTAAAAGAGACCGCTCCCAAGCGGGCATACAGACAAAGAGTCGAGGTTGCGAACAATTTGGAACCCGAAATTATCGGAGAAGAAAATTATAGCAGTCTCCCTATTGTGCCAATGTTTGGGAACAAACGACATATAAGCACTCTGAGAGGGATGCAGTCAAAGATTGATGCATATGACGCAGTACAAAGTGGTTTTGCCAATGATCTAGACGACTGCGCGCAAATGTATTGGCTAATTTCCAACGTTGACGGCATGACAGACGATGAGCTGGCGGAATTTAGAGACCGGCTCAAATTTCAGCACATCGCAAAGGCTGAGGAAGGGCAGGTACAGGCATACACGCAAGAGCCACCATATACCGCTAGAAAAGAGTTTCTCACGCAGATGCGGTCAGAAATTTATGAGGACTTCGGGGCGTTGGATGTACACACCATAGCCGCCGGAGCAACAAATGACCATATAGACGCCGCATACCAGCCGCTAGACGACAATGCAGATGATTTTGAGTACTTCGTAGGCGATGCGATTGAGAAGATTCTGGAGCTTGCAGGGATTGACGACGAACCGCAATTTAAACGGAACAGAATCAGCAACGAAAAGGAACGAACAGACATGATTCTTGAGGCAGCTAATTATCTGGATGAAGAAACCGTCCTGAAAAAATTACCGTTTGTTGCACCGGAGGAAGTGCCGGACATTTTGGCAAAGCTGGACGAAGAATCGTATAACCGCTACACAGAGCCACCTGAACCAGATACGCCGGAAGATAACCCGGAAGGGGATGAATAACCATGTATCCATCCGACAAGTGGACAGAACAAGAGCTACAAAAGTTAGAAAAACGGCTGACAGACGTATATAAACAGGCTGAAAAGGAACTTGACGGCAAAGCGAGAAACTATTTTAAACAGTTTTCTAGACGATACGCCAAAGAATATGCGGCATACCAGGCAGGGAAGTACAGCAAGAAAGAGTTTGAAGCATGGCTGATGAATCAGTGTGGCAGAGGGCAGAGGTGGGAAGCACTGCGCGAGGATATGGCGCGGCGGCTGACAGAATCAAACCAGATTGCCGCAGCATACATCAATGAGAGCGCCCCGCTTGTAATTGCTCTTAATCATAACTTCGAGGCGTACATGATTAAGTCTCTTATGCCTGACAACCAGATAAAAGAGATTGGAGATATTGCATTTAATTTGGTTGACGAGCACACAGTTAAACGGCTGACAGTCAGAAAGCAGAAGATTCTTCCGCCCCGGAGAGTTTTAAAAAGCAAGGATATTCAGTGGAACAAGAAAAAATTGCAAAACGCACTACTGCAAGGGATTTTACAGGGCGACAGCATAGGAAAGCTCGCAGGGCGATTTCAGGACGTTACGGGCATGAATTATACTGCTGCAATTAGAAACGCCCGCACAGCGTTCACAGGGGCGCAGAATGGGGGCAGGCAGGCGGCATACGAGGAAGCCTACCAGATGGGAATTGATGTGGTTAAACACTGGACAGCAACAAAGGATTTGAGGACACGAGACAGCCACAGGGCACTAGATGGCGAGGAAGTACCGTTTAATATGGCGTACTCAAACGGTCTTATGTATCCGGGAGACCCAAGTGGAATCCCGGCGGAAGTTTATAACTGTCGTTGTACGCAGAGAACTGCGCTACCCGCCGAACTGTCACAACCGCGAATGATACGTGTCAAAAATCTGGAAACAGACAGAAACGAAGTCGTAGAAGACATGACCTACTACGAATGGTTAGCAACGCAAGGAGGGCGAATATAATGGCGGATATTGATGTTGTGAGCCACGTGGACGAAGTAATTTTAAAGACCACCATGGCACTTGCAAGAGCGTTAGAACAGGCAGGAGCCGCCGCAGAAGGGCACGCTAAAGACCTTTGCCCGGTCGATACGGGCACGTTGAGAAATAGCATTACACACCAGACCGACTTGGAGAATCTCACAGAGATAATCGGGAGTAATGAAGAATATGCCGCCTATGTAGAGTTAGGAACTGGCGTGTATTACAAGGGAGGACGAAAGACCCCATGGACTTATCAGGATGATAAGGGACAATGGCATATCACAAACGGTCAGAGAGCACAACCGTATTTAAAACCGGCGGCGGCAAATTACGCAAAAGAATACACAGCAATCATTGCGGACGAATTAAAAGGAGCGATGGGATAATGGACAGATTGTCTTTGCTCGTCAAGGCAAAGGAAACGGCGGAGTATTTTACTGATAAAAAGTTTAAATACTCGCAGGACGTGGCGAATAGCTGGGCGGGCGCAAAGAAGAAAAAAGTAAGTAATTGTGCGTCATACGTATGCTATTGCCTGCAGCAATTAGGCATCCTCAAACCGGGACAACTGTTTTATTGCAACAGAAACGGAACAGTTGTCTATAAGGGCGCAGGAACAAGAACGGCTATATCAAAACGATATAGATTGATAAAAGTAAATAAATTACCCCAGGATTATAAAAACAAATTAAAACCGGGAGATATTTGCTTTTACCGCCTGCATACCAATATTTTCGCAGGAATAAACGAGAGGAACAAAATGGTCTGGTGGGATGCTGGAAAGGCTAGCACTAACACTAAAAAAGCAGGTGGAACATACAAAAAGATACACAGAGTCATCAACGGAAATCAGAAGATTTTATATGTGCTGAGATGGAAAGGATGAGGAAATGACGCAGAGGAAAATTATTGACGTGTCGGTATATAACGGCACAATCGACTGGAAGAAAGTAAAGAAATACGGTTGTGATGGTGCGATCATTAAGATTATCCGCAAGGATTTGGGTAAAGATAAAAAATTTGAAGAGAACTATAAAAAGTGTGAGGAGTTAGGTATCCCATGGGGCGTATATAACTACACATATGCAACCACAGTAGCAAAAGCTAAGTCAGACATGGAGCTTGTGTGCGACATCCTCGACAAAGTCAGCAAAAAGCATTTTAAATACGGCGTCTGGTTTGATATTGAGGACAAAGTGCAGGCTAAGCTGACAAAAGGCATGATTGCATCAATCCTCAATGCGGCACAGACTGTCGTTGAGTCAAGAGGGTATAAATTTGGCGTTTACACTGGTAAATCATACTTTGCGGAGCATATTGATAAAAGCAAAGTTAACTGTAAAAACTGGTGGATTGCACGTTATTACAAAGGCTATAACCGCATGGCGTTTAAAGCGACACCAAACAAATCTTACAAGCCTGCAAGCGTGCCTAACCTCATGATGTGGCAGTATACCAGCTCTGGCGTATTTCCGACTAAGGTTTCAACCGGCAACGGCGGAAATTTTGATTTAAATATTTTGTATCATGACTTCCCAGCGGTGGAGCAGAAGGAAGAAACAACGAAAGAGGTTAAATACACTGGGAAATTCCCTAAATTGCCGTCACGCGGCTACTATGCGTTTTTAGACGGTATTACAGTATTAAAAGGCGCAAGAAGGGAAATTGAAAAATTGCAGAAGTTTTTAAACTGGGCTATCGGCTCGAAATTAGATACTGACGGCAAATACGGAGAAAAGACAGAAGATGCGGTTAGTATTTTCCAGTCGAGATGTAAATTAAAAATTGACGGCAAATTTGGAGCAAAATCCCTCAAAGCCGCAAAAACATTTAGAAAGTAATCGCGAAGTACTGCGATTTACATATAAAGTCATTTAGGGAAAGAAATCCCTCAAAGAAAAGGAGTAATCAAATGGCATTAACAAGAGCTTTTTTAAAAAGTATGGCACTTACAGATGAACAGATTTCCGCAATCATCGAGGAGCACTCTGCAACCGTCACAGGTCTCAAAGACGAGATTAGTAAATACAAAGAGGATGCGGAGAAAGTTCCAGGCCTCCAGAAGAAATTGGAGAACTACGAAAAGGATGATTGGAAAGGCAAGTATGAAAAAGAACACGCAGGTTTTGAGAACTACAAAGCCGAACAGGACAAGAAAGCGTCCTACAATGCGAAAGAAGCCGCATACAAAAAGATGCTTGAAGATTCCGGCGTGTCCAGCAAAGTAATTAACCTTGCCCTGAAAGCATCAAAAGAGACTATTGATAATTTAAAAATCGGAACTGATGGGAAACTTGAGAACGCAACAGAGGTAGAAAAAGGCATCAAAGAAGCGTATGCCGATTATATTACAACTGAAAAGACTCAAGGTGCTAACGTATCAAATCCACCGGGAGGAGAACCGGGGAAAATGACCAAGGAAGAAATCATGGAAATTAAAGACGCAGGCGAACGTCAGAAAGCGATTGCGGAAAATCACGAACTTTTTGGTTTTTGAAAGGAGTAGACAATGGCAGGAGTAACCACTAGCACTGTATTAAATACAGATAGCGCTCTCAAAGCGAGAGAAATTGATTTCGTAACAAGATTCGACAAAAATTGGGATGCATTAAGAACTATCTTAGGAATCTTTAAACCTATCAGAAAAGAGCCGGGCACTAGCTTAGTAACCTATGAAGCACAGATGAAAGATGAAGCCTTACAGGGCGGCGCAAGTGTGGGCGAGGGAGAGGCAATCCCTTTTACGCAGTTTAAGGTTGTGGAAAGTAAAAGAGAAGATATTGTCGTAGAAAAATACGCCAAATCTTTATCCCTTGAATCTGTGTCAAAATGGGGCGCAACAGTCGCGATTGAAAAGACAGATGATGCCTTTATGGTTGAGCTGCAGAACAAGGTTTTAAAGGACTTTTACACGTTTTTAAAAACAGGAACATTAAAAGGAACACAGAAAAAATGGCAAAAAGCACTGGCAATCGCAAAAGGTGCTGTACTCAACAAATTTGCAGGGATGAATAGAAACGTAACCGAAGTCGTAGGATTTGCAAACGTAATGGATTTTTACGATTGGTTAGGTGACAAAGAGATTACTGTGCAGACGATGTTTGGTTTACAGTATATCAAAGATTTCTTCGGCTTCTCCACACTGTTCCTCCTCCCTGACGACTATATTCCGGCAAAAACCGTCATCGCAACACCTGTTGAAAATATTGATTTATATTATATCGATCCCGGCGACAGTGATTTTAAAAAGCTTGGTCTGGATTACACAACATCTGGCGAAACAAATCTGATTGGATTCCACGCAGGCGGCAACTATACAAACGCCACAGGCGAAACATACGCCATTATGGGTATGAAACTGTGGGCAGAATACCTTGACGGTGTTTGCGTAGTTACTGTCGGAACTACAGAAACTATTCCAGAAGTATCGAGTTTAAGTAAGTAATAAAAGGGGCTGATTGAGTGCTTTACGAAATTATGAATCATATTCACAATTTCTTCCCTGTTCGTGGGGCGGCAATCACAGGAAAAATAACAATCGGAGATTGGATTTTTGACACGCTTAATTTTGATGTAGGTGTGACGGAAGATACTAAAGACCTGCGTTATTCTGCTACCGCGATTCGTCTCCCGCTACAAGACGGGCAGTATTATTTGATAAGCGGCTCTATCTTTAATGATGGGGTTTATCAGTATCACAAAGGCGATACTGCCCCGTTACAAGAGGAGACGTTTGACGGCGTAGTGGTTCCTCTGGCTATTCCTAAACCGTTTTTATCACTGGTGGACGAAATCAGCGAGTGGCAGGCGAAAAACGGCAATTTAGGAGCGTATCAGTCGGAGTCATTTGGCGGCTATTCGTACAGCAGGGCAACAAATTCTAAAGGCGAGGCTTACACGTGGCAGGATGCCTTTAGAGCACGTTTAAATCCGTGGAGGAAAATGGCATGAGTTTAATTAATGAATTTTTACAAGATTGCATACTCATGGATAAAAAACGCACTTCTGACGGCGAGGGTGGATTTATCACTGAGTGGGTCGAAGGTGCTAAAATACAGGCGGCCATTGTCCGCGACACCTCCATGTCTGCCAGAGTGGCGGAAAAAGAGGGCGTAACAGCAACATATACAATCACTACAGCTAAAACAGTAAAGCTAGGCTATCATGATGTATTAAAAACAAAAGACGGAAAGATTTTTAGAGTTACATCAAATGCAGGAGAAAAAGAAACCCCTGCGTCGTCTAATTTAGACATAGCACAGGTCATGGCGGAGAAGTGGGAGTTAACGTCATGACCCCGACAGCGGCACTGTATCAATTTTGGTCATCCTTCGGCATAACTGCATATCCGTCTAACAGGGTGCCGGAAGATACCGCCTTCCCTTTTGTCACATATGAGCCGATTATAGCAAACTGGTGGACAGGCGCGGCCGCCGCTAGTACTGTAAACATTTGGTATCACACAGAATCTGAGGCAGTCCCAAACAAAAAAGCAAAAGAAATCAGTGACAGATTGCAAGGAGGCACTACGGTAAAATGCGATGATGGATTTATTTTCCTGTCGCAGGACCAGCCGTGGACTCCTTTGGTCGATGAGGCCGACTCGTCAATAGTACGCAGATACACAGTAATAACTATGCAATTTATAACTATTTAACGAGGTGAGCAAATGAAGTATACACAGGTACCTTCTGACCTTTTTAAAAAAATACAGATTAACGCCGGTATTATTGTATCAGCTTTTGAGCCAGAAACGGGCGCCATAACAGCAACTAACATCCTCATGGCAACCAGCGGTGGTTGTAGCTTTAGCGCAGAACCATCCTTTACGGATTTCGGGGAAGATATTGACAACGTACCCAAAAACACAATGGAACTCAAAGAAATCGAATCTATTGAAGTAAAATTATCAGGTACAGCCGTTACCATGGATACCACACAGGCTAAAAGTTTTATGGCGGCGGCAGACGTAGCAGGAAACAAAGTGACGCCAAGAACGGATTTAAAGACAGAAGATTTTAAGGACATTTGGTGGATTGGCGACTATTCAGACGAAAATTCCGGAGATTCCGCCGGATTTATTGCGATCAAAATTATGAATGCGCTCTCAACAGGCGGTTTTAAGATTAAATCAGATGATAAATCCAAAGGAAATTTTGATTTTGAATACACAGGGCACTACAGCATTAAGAACGCAGAGGCAGTACCTTACGAGGTCTATATCAAAACAGGCGAAGCGGCGTAGGAGGTAAAGCATGAAATTATCAGAATTAACAGCAGAACAGGGTTTAGAAGCGATTGCGAATTCTCTTGAGCATATCGGAAACATTGCAGACGATGATGACGCGCTTAAGCTGTGTCAGGAACTTGTGCCGCGGGAAGGTGAGAAATACATCAAAGTCTTTGCCAGGGGCGCTAAAACAGCCCCTAGACTGTTAAAAACACACAAAGATGACGTAATCGGAATCTTAGCGGCGTTTGAATTACAGACAGTTGAGGAATACAAGAAAACGCACAAATTAATGGATGTTATCAAGGGTATGGTTGACCTCGTCAATGAGCCGGAGGTACGTCAGCTTTTTTTCTCAGCGCCAACAGGCGAAACCGGCGAACACTCTGGCGATGTGCAGGAGAATACAGAGGCAACAGCGTAAAAGGCTTCTTGTTGTATGTCAAGGCTAAGATTTTAGACGATACAGAAAAATTAATTTACAAGCGATACATGGCCGATGGGCTGAAATATGTAACCGAAAGCATTTCGCAGGCATTCGGTGGGAAATATCTCTATGTATCATTTTTTGATTTAATTAATAGCGATAAAAAGCAAACAGCAACAAAGACTGGCGAAGAAATAGCCGCGGACGTCATTAAAAAAGCCGGATTGGTGGTGATGAGTGATTGAATGTGATGGAATTGTTTGTCACTCTGGCAATCAAAGACACCGCATATAAGCAGGGGCTGAAAGACGCAGAAGGTAACGCCAGCTCGTCCACATCAAAAATCGGCGGGGCATTTAAAACAGTCGGGAAAGTGGCTAAAACAGCTATGGCGGCTGGTTCTGCCGCCGCCGCC